GCACTGCGCTACGGCTCCCAGTGCGTGTGGTCTGAAGGATAGGTGTGGGATGTGCAATCACTCAACCCACTCCTCACCACATCGATAGCATCGAACGTGCCAGACTCTGTACTCGTCAATGTAGTGACGATCACAAGTTCTGGGTCGATAGCCGCACGTTGGACAATCATCCAACCCATCTTCTGCACTTTCATGCGCAGATCCCTGCTCCATACTCGACCACCGGTTCCAGGAGCCCGAGCATGTGGGCAATAGCTATCGCAAGCAGATAGCTGACATTGTTTTCCTTGAGATGTTTTCCAATCAGCGCCCAGCGCAATGCACTGGTTGCTGCAGCAGCCTGGGAAGCTTCAGCTGCACTCATGTAATCAGGCCCCCATGTTCATGGCGGCTACGCCCTTGTATTGACCGGACTTCGCTGTTAGCGTAATGTTGCCGTTCAATGTCGAAGTAATCGAAGGGACGAGCACAACAAGTCCACACGGGGCATTGAAGAACCCGGTTGACGTTCGTGAATGGCCACCAGCCACGCTGGGATTGGCTCCATCACTGTTGTCCAGGGTGGCGACCTTAACCCAAACATTGTCCGTAAAGGACGTTGCGTTGTACGGAGGTGCGTTTCCTTTGCTCGCCAAATCATCCATTTGACTCTCATCGATTCTATCATCGGCGCCGCTGTAAGCTTTGTCTGCGCTCGATGTCGATGGTGCGAGGTCGGTGTCCCCACTCTTATCGTATTCCTGAAGGATTGCATACTCTGAGGCTGACGGCGTGCTTCCCCACGTGAAAGTGCGTTGGGTAGTTCCGTCTGCCAATGTGATTTCGCTGGCATCGAACTCACCATCAGTATTAACAGCTCCTGCAAGACTCTCGCTGTACTGATACGGGACGACTATCACGGCACCGCTGCTTACGCCGGCGTTAACCCTGAAATCCTCCCAACGTGCGATTTGCTGTCGAGACATCTTCTCACGTTCATCGGCCGTTGCTTTGAGATAGGTGGCACGTGCCAATTGCCACGCCTTTTGTACGTACCAGGTATCTGCTAACGTGTACACGTCAAATTGTGCTGCGCCAGTGTTGGCGTCTGGTCGATTGTCAAGATCAATCTTAACTTGATACGTCTTACCTTGTCGATAGAGACGGTGGTTGACCGTGCTAAGCACTCGGCCAACATCCACGATCATCCGAGTCGAGTTCGAACTCGTTCCAAGGTTCACTTGGCGTTGTACTGGGTAATACTCCGCCTTGAGGTTTCTAAGCGATGGATCATCGCTTGCATTCTTCTTGCCACGCACTGCCATGCGCTTCCATGCTGCCGACTCAGTCTAACAGCATTTCGGTCCCATATTTTGCCCAAGACCCAAAAGTACGGGCGAGACGTGGGTAGCTTCTCCCACCTCGCTTTGTCGGCTTGCCGTCCAAGAAATCACTGACCTCTTTAGTTAGAGCTCCATTCATCTTCTTGACGTCTAACGCCTTGGTAACATACTGCACTTTGGCGCTGTATCTTACAACTTGAGCAAGTTCGTCTTCTGTTGCTACATCGAGCGTGTAGATACGACCCAGGCCCAGCGGTGAAAGCACCCGCTTATTACTCCTGGTCGCAACTTCCAGCTTCTCTGGTTGAAGCTTCATCGTCAGATCGTCATTCCATTCGGTCATCTTTGTGCTCGATGCCAGAGGCACCGACCAGTCGTCTTCGAATCCGAACATTACACTGTGCAAATGGCAGTTCCATGTCCCCAATTTGTTAGTAAACTCGATATGGTGGGACCCTCCAGCAACCCCCCATTCTTTCATCTTCGTGTTTAGCCCACGCATACTGTGCCAACCTGTATACCCCGACATCGTGGTTCTCGCCGTCAAGTATTCTACTTGTTGCTCCAGGCTTTGCGAACGTACCTCCGACTCTTTACCTGGTAAAGTCGTAATAAGGATTGCAACCTTCGGCTGCCACCCCACGTCCTCAGCCCAGTCCAATTCATGCTGCAGTCTTCGAGCAACCTTTGCCTGCATTCTCCTGGCTCTCACATCTTCACACGCCGGACATAGCCGCCAACGTGCGCATAAGTTTCGGTCGAGTGGATCGTAACTAATCCGTTTGCATCCCGGTCTTAGCTCCGCCATCTCGATCATCTCAGATGCCCCCGGCCGCAGATGAATTTGTATGTCGACAGAAGGTCGACCGGGGACATCTTAACCTGCACATAACACACTCATAAATTCGTATGTTATTTTTTAGCAGGTAGTGTAGTATAACAAGTAACGAACTTGCATCCGTCCACGGGCTCCTGGGGCGGGCCCTTTTTGCCCTGGGCTCAACTATCCTCGGCGGGCGGGGCTCTAAGCCCGCCTTGCGTCGTTTCGGCTCCACCTTGCGCACGTGCTGTGATTGATTCAATCCCAGCACTGCGCTACGGCTCCCAGTGCGTGTGGTCTGAAGGATAGGTGTGGGATGTGCAATCACTCAACCCACTCCTCACCACATCGATAGCATCGAACGTGCCAGACTC